TCAACCAATCTTTACAACATTGGAACGATGCTGAGCGATCAACTCTAAAGAGTGGGAAGCGAAGATAAATTGAGTCTCTGTTCCCCGTGTGATTTCGCCTAGCGACTTCAATAGCTGGCGCTGCCATTTGATATTCAGCGAGATCTCAGGCTCATCAACAATGAAAATACTGGGCTGATCCTGAGCAGTAAGCGCATAGCAGAACATGAGAAGCAGCTGCTGCTCACCCGAAGAGAGCTGAGATTCATCAAGGCTATCCCCGATTTCATTGATAATCCGAAACCCTCTCCCCATCGAGAACTTCAACACTTTCCTGGTCAAGAACGTATTTATCTGATTAACAAACTCATCGATCATTCTGAAAACTGGATCGATCGCTTCCAGTCTGCTCAACACAGACTTCACATAGGGATCAATGAGTTTTGCCGATATTAATCGACCTTGATCCGGCCCGGTTGTCAGGGCGAGCCTTAGTTTATCAACATTGATCGCGCCTGTAATCTCGTAGCGTGAGTAGCTGGCGCTATCTCTTTCTATATCAGAAAGATTTTCAAGAAGACGCTCCAAGCTATCCTCCCGTATCACCACATCATCATCGGAATAATTCACCGAAAGCTGGCCTAAGATTTGCTCATACACTGAATGAACATTCATCGATCCTTGCGTGGCACTCTTGAGAGCCTTATCTTGCACCCAGCGAGACGCCTTCGCCAAAGCCTGTTTCAGCGAAACCTGCCTAGATCTCTTGACAAGATCACCCATTTTCCGACCGTTGGGGTTGTGGAGAACTTCTCTCAGCTCCATCTCATCAGTCGGGCCCGAGATGGCATCGCTTTCAAGTCGTCTTTCGGCGCTAACCAAAAAAATCGTTGGACTGCAACCTTCGAGAGCATTCAGATAGTTGCGCTCCCCCCTCCTAACGCCGTCGTCTTTCGGGCGCCTCTTCTTCATCCTGATTTCATATGCTACTGTGGGAGAAATGGTACGCTCATTAAGAAGCTGCTCAACCACAATGTCGCTTACATCTTCACTTAAAGAGTAATCGTATTCGCGCCGACCTTTTGCATAGTTCCACTCAGCTTCCACTTTCCCGCCATAGGCGACGGAAAGTACTATGACGTCGTCATCAGTCCCATTCTCACGGCACGCGGTCAGCTCGTAACCACTCTTCAGCGAAACCCGGAGATAGGAGAATGGAGTATTCCAAATTGCCGTCCTGTGACCACGGTCACCGGCCGCGGACAAAAGGTGAAAAACCAAGTTCAGAACTGTACTTTTCCCGACGCCATTGTCGCCATAGAGGATAGATGGATTAGCTAAAGTACCAGATTCCGGTATTCTGTAATTGAAGAGACCGAACAGATCCCTAATTTCAACATGTTCAATGATCCCTGTGGTCACTCACGCACTCCGCTCAATTTAGCCAACGATAAGACGATTTTCGAAGGATATGAGCATTTGCGAACGCATATGGCAAGTACTGGACGCTCGTCCCGAGCATTGCCTTATCACTGTAACAGCCTTTGGCCAGGAGTAGTATCCGATCCACCCAGCTTCTGCCAGCAGGCGTTAGTTTTGGCTTCAGCGTACCGAAGGCAGATACTGGAGCAAGTCGACCGGCAGCTTCCGGATCAAACCGATCATTTACTGTGGCCTCGCACAATGGTCCGGACCGGGTCGGAGGCGCCAGAAAGCCAAGGAATGGACGCACTTGCCGCCGCGTCCGCTTCCTGCGCCTTGCTGCTGCAGGTGAGCAATTCTGGGGGAGGTCTGCTTTCTAGGGGCCCCTAACCCGATTGTGAAGCGTGCGGGCCGGATACTGGTTCTGGGCAGCCCAGCTCATCTGATGCCTCAGCCCCGAATCGCCTTCTTGGCGGTCACGCGGCCATAAATCGCGAGGAGGGCGCCGACTGCGGTGACGACCCCGTCAACATGGCTCGCAATCCCTTGGGCGTCGGCAGGCGAGATTTCGATCCCGAACAGAGAAAGCACTTGCGGTAGAATCGCGATACCAGCGCCCCAGACGGTCTTCGAGGCGATAAATGATTTCACGTCGTTCATGGTCTTTTCCTTTCGAGGATAGGCAGCACGAGGCCGCTGAAAGAACCGACAATAGGCGCCGGTCTGTGATGGCTCGGAGCGAGGAGCGCTCATACCAGGCGCGCGGCATCGATCATGAACGCGCGCACGAGCGTCCTGAGTGCATCAATGTCATCCGAGGACCGATCGGGCAGACGGTCGGCAGCCGTCGCGCCGTCCAGCGCCACGAGTGCCTTGTGCATGGCGGCCCTGGTCTTCGGCCCGTAAAGGCCGTCAACGACGATTCCCCCCGCGCTTTGGAAGGCACGAATCTGGTCACGCCCGTAGCCGAGGAGAACCAGCGCCGACTTGTCGAACCACTGAAGGCGGCCGGAAAGGCCGTTCAGGCCACCGTTGATCTGGCGAGTGATCATCTCAATATTGCCCGCCTCGACGTATGAGGCCTTCACGCGGGTCGTCCAGTACCAGATCACCCCGACGCCGAGCCATTCCGGCTGCTCGAGCATCTCTGGCATGTCCTCGAAGTCCGGCGCCCGCGGATCGAGGTTGGCGTGCACCCACTCGGTGAGGGCGCGATAATTCGCCCGCCCGGTGCACTGGATCAGATCGCGCCCCATGAACCGCTTACCGTCGCCGGCACGGACGTTCCCGAGATCCGTTCTGCCCTCGTAGCCAAGCTGCGCCTGCGTCGGTCCCCAGATTTCGCGCACATGACGGAACGCCATGCTCTCATGGAGGACCTGCGGCAGAAGCTGCGCCAGCCGATGGGGCGCCGTCTGGGACGGCGCGTAGGCGTTCAAGCGCTCGGCGAAGGCGGCCTTGCGATCAGCGTATCGCTCGTTCCCTGTGATCGCGATGAGTGTTTCGGTGGTCAACATGGTGGCCTCCAAAAGGAAAGCCCCGCTCGTAGCGGGGCAGTTGGCACAAAATCGCGCAATCATAGCGAATGCAGGACTTGCTCGAGTTAACATTTTTTAGTGTAGTGTTTGGGCGGGCGCGGCCCGGTCCGGCTCCCAATCCAGCGCAGCCGTACTGCGTCATCACCCCAGTGGCCGCGCCCGCTCCTCAGCCCTTCCGGCTCACCCATTTCTCAAGCGCCGCCCCAGCCCCTCGTGGGCCAAGGTAGGACAGGACGGCGATCAGCCCGACCGAGACCTCCCGGGTGAGCCCGAGGTAGGATCCCAGACTGTCCCCGATCAGCGCCATACCGACGGCAAGGGGCACCTCCCAGAAAAGATCCAACGACATCACCGGGCGGCGTCTGGCGCGGACCTCGCCGGCGTGAAACATGGCCCGACCGGCGAAAGCCGCAATGAGAGTAGTGGCGGCGCCGCCGATGGATTGGCGGATGGTCTCGACGAGCCCGAGATCGGGCGGAGGCAGGTCAGACATGTGATCTCCACAAAAGCCCGTCAGGGGGGCGTGAAAGAGTCGGCGGCGCTCCGCGCGCGCAGCGACAGGCTCGAACAATCGATTGCTAGGATCACAGGGCTGCGGGACAGTGAGTTTGCCCTTTGCGATCCCCTGATTGTCGCGATGGTTGCCCCCGCCCCGCGTGGCAGCACGGGACGGGGGCGTCAGGCCGGTAGCGAAGCGCGCCCCCATGATCTTTTCCAGCTCGATCACGCGGCCGGCCTTTGACTTCGGGAACTCGTCTCCGGTCATGTCACTGTCTCCCATTCTCGCTCCGATCGTCTGGGTGGTCACAAAAAAGCCCGCCGGCGGCTGGTCACAGGGTCAGGCGATGTGCGGAACGGATCACCCGATGCCGTAGGCGCTCGCGAAGTACTCGTTCACGCGCGCAAGCTCGGCCGCGTTGCCGCCGGCGAACAGGTCGGTGCTCCAGATCATCAGGTCGGAGATGTTGCCAGACCAGGGGAAGTTGCCGCCGAGCGTCGCGGCGCCGAGCACGGTTGCGCCCACGACCGCGGGGTCGGCGCCCACGCCTGCCTTGGGCGTGCCGCCGTTCAGCGCGATGTGGGTGGTGCCGCTGCCGTCGTAGGAGGCCAGCAGGCTGAACCAGTTGCCGTCGTTCGCGAAGGCGATGTCGGTGTTCTGCCCTGCCCCGCAGCGCAGCCGCAGCGTCGTGGTGCCGGTGCGGCCGAGGAAGAACGAGTAGGAGTTGGACGCGCCGATGATCTCCCGGTCCCCCGAGGCGAGGTCATCCAGCCGCGCGACGGCGGCGATGGTGAAGGCCCCGGTCCACGGGAGGGTGCCGCCCGAGAGCGTGTAGACGTCAGGGTTGGCACCGTCGAAGAGCGCCGCCTGGTAGGCGCCGAGCGCCGTGTCCTGCAGCGTCGCCCCGCCCGTCGTCGTGGTCAGGCTCTTGCCGCTGGCCGCACGGTCGACCCAAGTGTCGATGACGGAGGCCGTCAGCGCGAGGTGACCGGCGTCGGCCTGGAACCAGTGGTCGAGGTCGCCATTGGCGAGGATGCCCGCGGCGAGGCTCTCGCCGATCGGCAGCGTGGTGTCGGTGAAGGTGGTGTCGAGCTGAAGGCCGGACATGTGGAACTCCTTGGGTTAGCTGACCGCCACCTGCTGGCGGCAGAGGTAGAAGCGGATCTCGGGGGTGGTCCAGCGGGTGTAGCCGGCGGCATGCCAGAAGCTGCGCGGGCCGGGTACGTAGATCCCCGCCATGCCGCCGGGGCGGGTGCCGTCGGCGGTGTTGTTGTGGCCGCTGACGTAGATCGTGGGGTTGGCGCCGCCGGGCGCCCCGTCGAGCGTGACCTCGATGGTGCGGCTGGTGGCCGAGGCACTGACCAGCTCGATCGACGAGATCGCCGCGCTCGAGCTGTCGTCACCGTAGAACAGCCCCGCGTGCGTCAGCTCCGGCATCCAGTCGTCGTCGAGCGCCAGCATGCCGGCGGGCCCGTCGATCTCCAGCGTGATCACCGCGCCGTCGTGCGTCGCCGAGGCGATGTGCAGCGGCACCCAGTCCTCGCCCGCCCGCACCTTGTCGTAGACATGGGCGAAGAGCTCGCCGGTCATCAGCTTGCCGGTCATGTGGATGCCGTTGTCGACGGCGTGCTCGTGGTAGACCGGGCCGATGCAGACCACGTCCGGATCGGTGAGCGACCGGCTCAGCGTGTCGAGCGCGGTCGGGCGGATGGTCTTGCCGTCCGGGGTGCCGGCGTCGGTGGTGTAGTTGTTGGGCTGGTAGGCGATGACCTTGGGCCGGACGCCGGCGGCGACATTGGCGGCGAGCGCCTCGCCGTAGCCGCAGACCTGGTCGGCGAAGGCCGAGAGCAGCTCGGCGTAGCTCGAGTAGCCGGTGAAGTCGGTGCCCTCGTGACCGATGAGGAAGTGGGCGTACATGATCAGGTCGCGGCCGTAGGTGCCCTGCATCAGCGTCTCGGCGGCGGGGATGTAGCTGGCGATATTGTCGCCCTTGGTGGTGCCCGCCATGTATTGCGTCAGCGGCGTGCCGCTCTCGGCCGAGGTGAGCTGCAGGTAGACGCCCTGGTCGCGCGCCTCGCGCAGGTCGGTGGAGAGGATGCTGAACTGGATGGCGTCCGGCGTGAACTGCCCGGCGTTGCTGGGCTCGTCGTCCTGCCCTGCGGGCACGATGGCGCCGAGATCGCCTGGCGTGTAGGGCGCGGCCGAGTTCACACCGTCTCCCCAGCTGGTGCCATGGGCCGAGCGGAAGGCCCGGTGCGGATCGCGCACCCCGCGCAGCACGAAGCCGTTGATCCCCGCGGCCATGTCGCCGCCGAGGAAGATTTTGCTCTGGCCCGAGACGCTGAGCAGCTCGACCGGCTTGCGCGTCGCTGCGAACTGCAGGCCCGCGCCTGCGACGGGATAGAGCGCATCGACCGGGCCCATCTTCGTGGGCATGGTCACCAGGTAATGCTCGGCGTCGTAGATGCGGTGGTTCCAGCCGGGCACGCCGGCCAGGATCCCCCCGGGGATGCTCTCGGAGACGCCCACCAGGGCGCGGATCATCTGCGCCGTGCGCTCGGAGATCCTCGGCAGCACCACCGCCCCCGAGGGCTCCAGCGCGATCGAGGCCCGGCCGAAGAGGTCATGCACCACCGGCAGGTGCGGCACGTCGCGGGCGGGCGCCACTGGCGCCGGCGTCGCGAACCCCTTGCCGCGCAGCATTCCCGCCTCATCGACCGAAAGAGCCACACGGTCGGCATTGCCCTGCGCGAGCGGCGTGCGGGGCACGTCCCGCGCCGGCGCACCCGAGGCGCCGACGCCGAAGCCTTTGGCGTGGAACGTCCCGTCCCGCTTCCAGCCGCCCCCGATCCGGCCCTCGCGGTCAAAGACGGGAGCCGCCCAGCCGGCGAAGCCGTCCCGCGCGAGGTGGCGCGCCTTGAGCTGGGTTACGTCCCGCGCCGAGGCCGCGCCGATGTTGGCCCGCGCCGCGGCGGCCACGCCGACGAGCTCGGAGAGCGCATTGGACGTGGTGAGCTTGGTGGCGAGCGCCGAGCCCGCGGGGATGTCGGTGACGAAGGTGGCGATCCCGCCGGGGTCATGGTCGTAGATGTCATAGGCGATGGCGGCGTCCGCGTTCTCGACCCGGAACCGGTCCCCCTCGCCCGTGGCCGCGATGCCCTCTGCCGCGGTCTCGTAGATCGGGCTCTCGGCGAAGGCCTGGTCCTCGAGCGCGGTGATACGCGCGGCCAGAGCCGTGGTGGTCGAGGCCAGCGGGATCTCCCCCTGCAGATCCGCCACGCCCGCGCTGTTGGCGTAGAGCTGCAGCCCGGTGGCGGTGAAGACCGAGAAGCCCTCGCCGTCCTGCGTCGCCGCGAGCCCGGCCGAGACCGAGCCGTAGAGCACGAAGCCCAGGGCCGCCGCCGAGACCGCCGCCTCGATGGCGGCATTGATGGCCGCTTCGAGCCATTGCTTCGTGGACCTCACCGGGCCGCTGCCGGTGGTCGGAAGGGTGAACGTCATGTCACATGCTCTCTCAGGTGATGGTGAAGCTGCCGAGCGCCGACGGCCCGCCGTTGGTCCCGGTCATCGTATAGGGCACGATCCAGAAGTCACCGGGACCGGGCGCGAGGCCGGTGAAGGTCAGCGAGAAGGTCACACCGGCGGCGATGCTGTCGTCTTCGCCGACCTCGACGGCATCGCCGAACTCCGCCCCCACCGCCGCGCGGTAGAGCCGCAGCCCGTCGCAATAGCCGTTGTCGGGCGCGGTGCCGCTCACGGTCAGCTCGCCGGCGCCGCCGAGCGCCGCGCCGGCGCCGGTGACCTGCAGGCCCGCGACGATGCCGAGGACATAGGACCAGAGCCCCTCGCTGGTGGGGCCGATGGCGCGGACCCGCAGGTCATAGCTCTGCCCGAAGGCCACGGGACCGAAGCGACCGCTGACGGTGGCGCCTTCGACCGCGCTGTCGGGGATGTCGGGCAGCGCTACGAAGATGGTCTCGCCATCCTCGCGCCAGCCGACCTCGTACTCGTCGACCACGTAGTCGGTGATGGCATCGAAGCTGAACTCGACCATCAGCACCACGGCCCCGCCGCTGTCGAGCTCGACGGTGGCGGCGCCGAGCCCTTCGACGGTGCCGAGCTCGACGTCGTCGCTGGAGAGGTCCTGGCTCAGGATCTCCTGCTCGTCGGTCTCGGGATCCCAGTCGAAGATCGAGGCTGAGTATTCCCGCAGCGTCACCGGCACCCGGAAGGCCACCTTGCCGTTCTCGCCGTCCTGCAGCCAGACGCCGGGGTTGGCCTCCTCGACCTGCCAGCCGCCGTTGAGCCGGGTGAAGGGCGAGGCCAGCGCCCCGGTGAGCGAGGACCCCGGCACCAGCGCGATGGCCGAGGGTGGCAGGGTGCAGCTCAGGCGCTTCTGCGCCGCCCGCCGCCCCGCCTCGATCTTGACGATGCGCTGGCATTGCGTGCCGCTCGGCACCAGCGGCAGCGCGAGCTCCTCGATGTCATCGGCGCTGGTCGAGCCGCCCGCGACCAGGCGCGGCTCGAGCTCGGCGGTCTCGTAGTAACGCTCCGCCGCGGTCCAGGTGCCCTTGAGCGCGTAGGGCACCTCGCGCCGCGAAGCGAGGCGCTGGAAGTCGACGGCACTGTCGGCGAGGATGTCGGTCATGGTGTAGACCGGCGCCTGGTAGGCCCCGGGGATGTAGGAGAGCTGTCCGCCCGCCACGGCGAGCTGCCCTGCCCCGGCCGCCGCCAGCGGCTGCAGCAGGTCGAGGAGCTCGCCCTTGGTCCAGTCGACCACGCCCGCCACCCGGTAGCGCGGTTCGGTGACCGTCTCACCAGCATCGACGCTGTCGTGCCAGCGGGTGACCGGCTCGTAGGCCAACGGCACCGCGTCGGTGAAGGAGGAGGCCACCATCCGCCCCGGCCCGTAGGCGCGCACCGGGTTGAAGCGCACCGCATCGAGCAGGCAGCGCGCCTGGTTGTCGCTGAAGGTCCAGGTGTCCGGGTCGTCGGCATCCTGCGCCGGGTCCTCCGGATCCCAGACCCTGGACCAGTCCATGGCGAGCTCGATCTGGGGCGGCACGTTGGGCCAGCGCTTCGGGCGCTTGCTGACCGAGCCGCCGGCGGAAAGGCTCACCCAGAGCACTGTCTGCCCGCGCCAGGCGTCCGTGGCGCTGAAGTACTCGGGGTAGTTGTCCGTGAAGTAGGCGGGCGGCGCCGTCTGGTCGCCGAGACCGAGCCAGAACAGCGCCTGCGTCTCGTTGGCATCCCAGTCCGGGAACGTCTCCTTGATCTTCACCAGCTCGCCCTCGGAGGCGAAGTCGAAGAGGTTCTCCCAGTCCCCCGGATCGGTGAGCTCGGTGCCGGTGATACGCTCGGCGAAGACACATTCGCGCCCGTCGATGGTGAAGGTGAGGTTGGTCCCGGCCGAGGGCCGCGAGTTGAAGAGGATGCAGCCAAGCAGCCGGTTCCCCTTCACGCGCCAGGGCGCTGGTGTGCCCGTGGTGGCGAAGTGCCCGTAGACCCAGCGCTTGGCCGGGCGCGCGGTGGGCAGCGTCAACTCGCGCTTCAGGTCCTGTTGACTCGGGGTGCGGACGGTCGCAGCGGTCAGAAGCAGCCCCGCGCCCAGCTGGATCGCCGCCTGGGCGAGAGGCGCAAGTCCAGCCCACCACCCCGCAACGGCAGCGACCGCAGCAGGCACCCACGGCATGGCATTCGCTGTCGACGGAACAAAGCTCACCCCGACCATCGCCGTCGTGATCAGCAACCACTTACGCATTCCAGCACACCTCCACGGTCGCGGGACGCACTGCCGCACCTGTTCTCGACTTCGCCAACCAAAGCCCCGGCCGCATGCACAGCCCGAGGACGAGGTAGTCAGCGCCGCTCACGCGGATCACACCGATGGCCCCCACTGCCTCACGGCCTTCTCTCAGGCCCCGGGCAGCCGCCTGAGCCCGCCACATGGGACCGAAGCCGCCCCTGCTCCGGATGAGCGCCATAGCCTCGGATCGGCTCGCATAGAGGCCACGCAGCCCTGCCATGAGGTCGATCCCGGTCAACCTCCGCCACGCCGAGCAGGCAGTGGCGCTGCAATCGCTCTGCCCGTCCCAACCGAACGGCCCGCCCATCTCGTCAAACGCAGCATCGAGCACGTCCGACGCCGTGATCACGCCGGCCATCTCAGCCGCAGCCCCTCGCGGTCGGAATTGATCAGCAGTCGCCCGGCGGTATCGCCAAGGAAGTTCGCCGACTGGTCCTCGAAGCTGTGGAAGGCGGTCGAGCGGGCGCGCTGCGAGGGCCCCGACGACAGCGGCGCCTGCACGCCGCGCGTTCGGCCCATGGCATTGGCCTCGGTCAGATCCCGCAGACCGTTGATGGTGCCGGTGAACACCGGGAACGGCTCGCCGACCAGCGTGGCGCCGTCACGTGCGGTGACGGCCCCGAAGTAGATCACCGCGTCGCGGTCCCGCGCATCGACAAAGAGATGGGCGTCGAGCTCGTCGCCGAGACCCAGCAGCGACAGCGACGCCTCCTGCGCCGCCATGCCGACCCCGTCGCCGGGCAGCGACAGGCCCGCGATCTTGCCGACCCCGGCCCAGTCGTGGCCGTCCCAGGTGACGGTGCCGAGGTTGGTGTGGGCATGGAACGGATCTCCGGGCCAGTCGACAAAGAAGAGCACGATGGGAAAGAAGCCCGCGGGATTGCTGATGGCCGCCAGCGTCTCGGGAAGGATGTCGCGCGCGATCACCACGGGGCGATCTCCTCGAAGCCGCCCACCTCTTCCGCGAAGACCTCGCGGAACTCCCAGGTGTAGATCCAGTCGGCGCCCAGCATCTGCGGCGGCGTCGGCATGTCGACCGGGCGGAACACGGCGGTGTCGCAGGTCCCGAGGTTGACGCGCGCCCCGGTGAAGGCGCCGGGGCTCTCGAACACCCGCACGACGGCGACGCCACTGGCGTCGGAGACCGCCGCCGTGACGATCCGCACCGTGACACCGATGGCATCCCCCGCGCCTGCGAAGATGGTCAGGAACTCGCTCGGCCGCGCCACCACCGCGTTCGGCGGCAGGCCCTCGACGGTCACGGTCGCGAAGCCCGCGGCATCGGTGCCCGTGTTGCCGGTCAGGATCGTGCCGGAGTACCAGAGGAGCTCGGCCTCGCCAGCGGTCCAGTCGAGATCGTCGCCAGAATCGGACCACAGCATCGGGACCGACTGGCGGTCCTCGACGCTGTGGCGGGTGATAAGCGAGATCGGCATGGAGCGCAGCCGCACCAGGTTCAGCCCGCCCTGCAGGAAGACCTTGAGGCTTTCCATGTAGCCCGCGCCCATGCGGTTGCGGCTCACCCCCGAGACATCCATCGTCGCCACCCGCCGGCGGCGCTTCGCCGCCGAGAGGTAGGATGCGCCGGTCAGCAGGGACTCGCTGCGCTCCACCGGGTCGGAGACGGTCCAGGACCAGCCGGTCAGCGAGACCGGTGGCCAGGCATAGACGTTCACGCTCATGAGAAGCGGGTCTCCAGGCTTTCCTTGCGCACCGCCTTCACCGCATCCTGCATGAGCTGCGGATAGGCACGACGCAGCTGCATCGCGAACTCTTCGGCCGCCCCGCGCTGCGCGCCGCGGGCATCGACCTGGAAGACCGGGTTCAGCGTGATGTTCCTACCCTTGCCACTGCCCTGCGCCCGCACCCCGAGCTTGCCGTCGGAACCGCGCCGCAGGGGCAGGATCGCCTCGTCGTCGAGCCCCTCGCCCAGAACGCCCGTGCGGCCCCCGACCATCGGGAAGTAGGTCGGGCTGTCGAAGACCCCGCCCTTGGCGAAGGGCACCACGGATCCGGTGGAGAAGGCGTTGCCCCTGGCATTGGCGAGCAGACCGCCCAGCCAGCCGGTCACGCCGCCCCCGGCAGCCGCCAGCGTTCTGAACCCCTCCATCGCCTGCGCCCGCAGGATCTCGGCGATGAGCTGCAGCACCGCGTCTTTGGCCGACATCGAGCCGTCGAAGATGCTCATGAAGAGATCCGTCATCGCATCCGCCCCACGCTCGGCCCGGTCCTGCAGCTGCTCGAGCCGGTCGGCATGGGCATCGGCCTCGAGCGAGGCGCGCATCCAGGCCATCGCCTGCTCGTCGATCTGCGCGGTCAGCTCGGGCGTGATCTCGAGGCCGGACTGCTGTGCAGCATAGAGCAGCTCCGCGCGCTTGCGCGCATACTCCATCGCATCACCGAGCTCGGTGCCGTACTCGGCCACCACCAGCAGCGAGGCGGATTCAGCCTCGAGCCGGGCGATCTCCTCGCGGGTGCGCTCGAGCTCGCGTTCCCAGTCGCTCTGCTTCTCCGAGCCACCGCCGCCGGGCGCGCCGCCGCCCTTCGGCCCGTCGGGCACGCCAAAGCTGAAGTCGACGTCCGGCATCTGCGGCCGCTGCGAGCTGGTCGGCGCATACCGCCCCGGCGGCAGCTCGGCCGCCACCGGCTCCCCGGGCATGGGCGTGGTCTCGAGCGTGCCGCCCGGCAGGCTGCGCCGGACCTCGGCGGCCCGGGCCGCGGCCTCGGCCAGCGAGCGGGCCAGTGCGCCCACCTGCGAGATCACGCCAGAGAAGGTCGCGCGGTCGATCTCCTCGAGCCCTGCCAGCGCGGCCTCCGCCTGCCCGGTCGCCTCGACCATACCCGCCCGGAAGTCCTCGGCGCCGACCGTGCCGTCCTGCAACCCCTCATTGAGCTCGCCCATGCGGTCGCGTGCCGCCATGATCGCGGCGGCCGCGTCACGTTCCCCCAGCGCCATCAGCGAGAGCACCGCCTGGTCGAGCGACGGTCGCAGCCGGTCCGCCTCCTCACCGAGACGGCCATACTCCGCAGCGAGCCGCCGCAGCCCCTCGACCTGCTCGTCGGCCAGGTCGGTGACCTCGGCGAGCCGGTCGTAGATCTCGTCGCCGAGGATCGCCCGGCCCTCGCCTTCGTCGGGGAAGATCTCGCGCAGGCGGGTCTCGACCACGTCGAAGGGCAGATCCGCGAGCGCCACCGCCAACCCCTTGGCCCAGGTCGAGGAGCGCTCGATGAGCCGCGAGAACTCGGCGTCGATGCGCTGCGCCTTGGCGACCAGCTCGGCCTCCATGACCAGCCCCATCTCGCGGGCCTCCTGCATCATGGCGCGCATGCCGTCCTCGCCGCGCGCCAGCAGCTCGACGAAGCGCTCGCCGCCCGTGCCACCGAAGATCTCGTCGGCGACCCGGATCTGGGCGGCGCGGTCGAGATCCTTCATCCGCCCGATGATCTCGAGCAGCAGCTCCTCGGGCGCTTCGAGCTTGCGCTCGAGGTCCGCCGCCCCGAGCCCGATCCGCGCGAAGGCCTCCGCCGCCGGACCCTTGCCGGTGACGATGAACTCGTCGGCGCGCAGGTTCAGCTCCTTCATGCCATCGACCAGCGCGTCGATCGGGATCCGCGACTGGGTGGCGACGTATCCCAGCGCCTGGAAGGCCTCGACGCCCAGGCCCGAGCGCCGCGCCTCGTCGCCGATCTGGGCCACCGCGCGCACGCCCTGCGTCAGGTTCGAGGTCAGCACTCCCACCGCCGTGGCCGCGGCGCCTGCCACGAAGGCCTTGCCGAGTGCGCCCACGCTCGCCGCCGCCTTACTGAGGTTGCTGTCGATGTCGCGCGCCATCTTCGAGGTGTTCCGACCCGCGTCGCGCTGGAGCCTGGCGATCAGCTTGTTGTTGCGATCCATGGCGCGGGCAAAATCCCGGTCCCGCGCCTGCAGGAGGATCGTGATGCGCTCGAGTTCTTCGTCAGCCATATCGCTTCACCAGCTCCTCGTACTCTTCCTCGCTCGGCGGCGCGACCGCGCCCGAGGCCTCCCGCTGCGCCTCGTTCCAGGCCGCGACCAGCAATGTCGTCTCTTCGGGCGTCAGCGCCCGGATCTCGGCCGGCAGCCGGTTCATGGCGCCGCAGATGTTCAGGATCCGCTCGCGGGCGCCGTAGTGGCTGGCGGGGCGCTCGCGTCCGCGCCCGATCCATCCGCTTTTTTTTTGTCCTCGCCGAGAACGGCCGGGATGAACGCCACCCCGAGCACGCGCTGCGCGATCTGGCGAAGCCGCATGTTCTCCGAGGGCGGCAGCTTCGCCACCAGGTCCTCGGCGGCGCGGTCGGACATGCCCCCGCCCACCAGTGCCAGAGCCACGAGGTCGCGAACATGCCGCGCCTGCGGGGCCCGACCGCCGCGGCCAAAGAGCTGGTCCCAGAGCTCGAAGATGCCGACATCGTATTGCGCCTCGAAGCGCTCGATCTCGCGGTTGCGCAGCAGGAGGCGGCGGGACCTACCGCCCACCTCCTCTTCATAGGCGCCGGTCTGCGCGATGCTCACGGCGTCGGTGCCTCGGCGGTGAAGGTGACCGGACCGTTCGAGGCCGCGGTCAGATCGAAGGTCACGCCACCCGACTGCTCGCCGCCGAACCCGCTCGACTGGATGAAGAACGCGCCCGCGAAGGTGCCGAAGTTCGGCACCACGACCTCGGCCGCCACCACCGGCGGGCTCGACATCGCGACCGTGGCCAGCCGCGCCTCGGCATTCTCCTTCTTCGAGATCCCCTGGCCGGTGAAGGACACGCGCTTGGCGCCGTCGAGCACCTCGGTCCAGAGCGGCCCGCCCGGTGCCGTGCAATCGGCGGTGGTCACGTCAATCTCCTCGTTGTTGATGGTGAGCGTCTTCGTGGTCAGGGCGCAGAGCACCTCGAAGCTCGGCGTCTCCTCGCCGTTGCTCAGCTTGATCAGGAGCGTGCGCCCCTTCTGTTTTGCCATGATGGCCTCCTGTGAACGGAAGATGGGCTGCCGCCCGGGTCGCCTTGCCGAAGGGCGTTACGCGGCCACGCCGAGCGAGGCCTCGAAGGCCACCACCGCCGTGTAGATCTCGCCGTCGCGCGCCCGGGTCACGACGGTCGTCAGGTAGTCGCACCAGTCGAGCGTGAGCCCGGGAAGCCCGACCTCGACCCCGTCGAGCGCCACCCGCACCGCATGCGCCAGCGCCACCACCTGCTCGCGGCCGGCGGCGGTCTGCGACTGGCACTCGACGCTGAAGGCGATGTCGTCGTCGGTGTGGCAGCCGATGCGCAGCGCGGCCCCGTCGAGGCGGCCCAAGTGGACGTAGGGAAAGTCCACGTGCTCCTGCGGCTCGTCGTAGACCCCGCCGGTGGCCAGCGCCGCGACCTCGGGATCGGCCCGCAGCGCCGCGATCAGCGCCGCCTGCAGGAGCGTCGCGGGCCCGTCAGCCATGGAAGCTCTCCTTCACCGCCTTGTTGATGGCCCGCCGGGCGCGGGACGCGCGACGCTTGCGGGTCACCGAGAGCGCCGGGTTGACGAAGGGCCGCGGGCCGCGGTCGCCCTCGATCACCCTGGACTTGGGCCCGAAGTCGAGCAGGTAGCTGCCGTCGGCGCGCCGCTCGCCGGTGATCTTGCCGCGCTCGTGGCCGTCGCCCTCGACGTCAGCCCCCACCGGCACCAGGATCTTCGCGACCCGCAGGATGTCCTCGCCGTTCTTCTGGTTCGCATCGCTCATGGCCTGCGCCACGCGGTCCTTGAGCTTGTCGAGCTTGCGCCGGACACGGTCCGCACCTTCCACCGACATGGTACTCTCCTCAGTTTGGCGGCCTGATCCATTCCTCGCAGAGCAGCACCAGCAGGTCCGCGCGCTCGGGCGCCTGCGCCGGGGCGCTGCGGATCTTCCAGACGGCACCGCGCGCGACGAGCCGGTCGGCCGCGGTGATCTCGCGCGCGGCGGGGCTGACCCGCAGCCGCACCGTCGCCCGGCGCGTGGCCTCGTTGCGGCCCGCCACCAGCGCCTCGGTGCCCGGATCCTCATTCATGTCCGCCCAGAGCGTGAGCGGCGTGCCGGCGGTCAGCTCGAGGTCGGCCCAGCCCACCACGGTGTTGCCGCCGGGCGTGTTGCCCGGCACCTTGCGCTGGATGGTGATGCGGTCGTTGAGCCGCCCGCCCGCCATCTCAGCAGTCCGCCGAGATCTGCGGGCGGCGGTAGCGCGCCTGGCGAATGAGGCGCTGCACCCCGAAGGAGCCGCGCGGCGGCTCGAGATCGCCCGAGATGGTGATGTCGGCCTCGCGCCACTCGCGGGTCAGCGCCACGATGGCGCGCCAGAGCCCGGGCGAGAGCGCCGCCCCCGCCTGCGCCTGGATCCGCACCACCGCGCCGGCATCGCCCCGCGTGAGCCAGCCCTCGGGCAGCAGCAACTGCGGCTCGTCATGCCCCTGCAGGAGCTGCACCCCGGTGATGTCCCGATCGACATAAGCGCCGGTCTCGTCGGTCACCGCGATGGCCGCGACCGAGGTGACGGGTCGGCACGGGAACCACCAGCGCCGCCAGTCGTGGACCGGGTAGGTGAACTCGTAGAGGCCGGGCGAGGCTGGCACGTTGGTGGCGGTGGTGACGACATCCTGCGCCGCGCCGAGCAGCAGCTCGAGCGATGGCGTCTCTTCTTCCGTCACCACCCCGTGCACCGCGGCGGCGAAGGCCTGGGCCGACACCGCCAGCGGCAGGGGATCTTCCCCGATGTATCGCATACGCCCAGCCTGCCGTTACTTGCGCTTGCCCTGGGCGGGCGGCGCCCCGGGCTCGGACGGGGCGGCGGCAGCCTTGTCCCCGCCATTTGCCCCCTCGTCACCGTCCTTGCCCTGCGGCTCGGCGGCGTCCGCATCCGGCTGCACCTCGGTCGCCGAGGCCGGAACCGGTACGTTCGGGTCGCGCGCGACCCCCGCCTTGATCAGCGTCTGCGCGTGATCGTCGGCGAAGCCCGCGGTCTCGCCCCTCTGGTACATGAGGTGCGGCCGGGTGAAGATCACCACCTTCATTGCGGCAGGCGGTCCATGCCGCCGCAGATCAGCAGCGCCGAGAGCGCGGCGGTGTCGGTGTCCGCGGCACTGAGGTCGGGCGTGTAGCTCACCCGCACGTAGCGCCCGCCCGCGCGGAGCTTCACGTCGAGTTCGAGACAGCCGGTGACGGTGCCGCCGCCCGTGGGCCCGGTCGCGGCCGCCACGGTGCCGGTCACCAGCGTCGCCGCGTCCGAGAGGTCCGCCGCCTCGCCCTCCGCGACCGTGTAGGTGACCGAGAGGGTCTCACCCGCCGCCAGCGTGGCGGTGAAGGGGATGGCGAGCAGCCCCGACTGCGGCATGCCGATGGCCGCGCGATCAAGGATCACGCCGGGCACGGCGGTGTTGTCGCCCGCGCCGCCGGCGGTCAGCGCGGCGTTGCCGGCGGCGCGCAGGGCTTTGATGAGCGCGCCGATGTCTTTCATCTGGATCATGGTCTTCGTCCTTCTGAGAAAGGGAGGTGGCAGCGGACGGAACTGCCCGCCGCCTACGGGGCTCAGTCGGCCCAGGTGACGCCGGTCAGCACGGCGACGGCCGGCAGGTGCCGCAGCCCGAGGTCATGCTGCATGATCATGCGCATCAGCGTCTCGTCGCGGCTGAAGGCCGATTGCAGTTCGCCGTTGCTGTCGCGGTAGGCGGCCTGGTCGGACATGGCGATTGTGATGCCCATGTGCTCGCCGATCACCACGTGCATCGGGTGCACCAGCATGATCTCGGACTCGTCGCCGCCACCGCCGAGGTTCGACGGGATCTCGGTGGTGACATGCACGGGCTTGCGGCGCAGCTGGCCCGACTGCATCTCGGGGAAGGCGAGGTTGCCGTTCCCGTCGCGCAGGTTCGTGAGGTACATCGCGGTGCGCGGCGACATGATCCAGTGCGCGCCGTTGTAGGGCACGTTGGCATTGGCGAGCGCCAGCTCCATGCGGCCGAGATCGCTGGTGACGGTCTGCAGGTCGGGGCCCGCGGTCATGGCGAGGATGTTGGTCGCCGCCGCCGGCGTACCGACGAGCTGGTAGCGCAGGCCCTTGGGCGCGAACTCGGTGCCCGCGCCGCGCAGGAAGTAGCGGTCCTGAATCTGGGCGGCATCGGCGATGGCATCGTCACGCACCATGCGGTCGACCGAGGTGGAGGCCGCGCGCATGAGATCGTTGGAGATCGGCACGATGCCCCGCATCTTCTTGGCCGAGAGCTTCATCTGCCCGTAGCTGTAGCCGGTGACCGGCGCGTCCGAGGTCTCGTCGCCGTAGCCGAAGCTGGCACCCGAGGCGCGGCGGTTCTGCGTCAGGTTACCGTTGGGCAGCGGCACGATGCGCGGGCCCATGGCGGTGACGACGCTCGCGGGGCGCAGCAGCTCGATCACCTCCGAGCTCACGTCCTCGGGGACCAGGAAGCCACCGGCCTCGCCCGAGGAGAGGTTCTGCCCGACGGCGAAGAGCCCGCTCTGGCCGTTCTCCTCGGCGATCATGCGGGCGGTGTGGAGGTTGCCGCCCGCTGCTGCCAACGTGCGCAGCATGGCACCGAACTGGAGCCCCTTCTCCTTGGGCTGCGCGGGTGCGGTGGCACCCTGCCCGCCGTTCGCTTCGGCGCCCGGCTCGGGTTGTGCGGCTGCAGCGCGCGAGGCCTCGACCTCCTCGGCCCGCTTCACCTGCCGGTCGGCCTTCTCGAAGGCGGCCTTGGCGGTGTCGAAGGCGGCCTGCGCCGCCGCGAGCGCGGTCTCTTCCGCGCCCTCCTGGTCCTCGAGCGCGGTCAGCGCGTCGGCGCGGGCCTGCATGTCGTCCGCCGCAGCCTTCCGGGCGCGGCGCAGGTCGTTGATGTCACTCATGGTGATGCTCCTCGTGATGGGCGCCGCGCCTCGGGCGCAGCAGGAAGACCCAGCCGCGCACCGGCAGGGTGAAGACAAGGCGCGCGTGGGCGCGCCCGGTGGTGGGGAAGATCAGAGCCCGGCGAGCGCCCGCGCGGCCTGCGCCTGGGCCCGGGCAGCGCGCCCGGCGGTGCGAGCGGGACGCGGCGCGTAGGCCGCCCCGAGCCGGGCCCAGAACGTGGGCGCATCCTCGAGCCGGTCGACGAGCCCGCGGGCTTGCGCCTCCGCGCCCCAGAAGATCGCGCCGCCATCGGCAGGATCGTCGGTCGACGAGAGCCGCGCCGGGAGTTCGGCAAGGTCGATGCCCCGACCCGCAGCGACAGCGGCGTGGAAGTCCGCCTCCATGGCGTCAAGCACCCGCACCGACTCGCGCCGGCCTTCCTCGGTCGAGGGATCCGGGCGCTTGGCGCGTGCGTGCGACGAGCTGTGAATGAACAGCTGATCGCCCGACATACCCGGCTGCACCGGTGCCGAGCTCACCTGCATGCAGCCGATGGAGCCCACCACGCTGCCGGGCGTGAGGATGATGTCCGTCGCCTGGCTCGCGATGTGGTAGCAGGCCGAGGCGGCGAGCGGATGCACCAGCGCATGCACCGGCTTCACGGCCGCCGCAGCCGCCACCGCGGCCGCCGCGCCCGCGATGCCCAGCACGTAGCCGCCGGGTGAGTCGCAGAGCGCCACGATTGCGGCCACGTCCTCGTTGGCGGCGAGCTCGGCGAAGGTGGCCTCGAGCCCGTGGTAGGTGCTCCAGCCGAGCCAGCGCTCGAGCAGGAAGGCGTTGGGCGTCAGAAGCCCCGAGATCGGCACGATGGCGATGTTGCGGTGGATGGCGTAGCGTTCGCCCGGCTCCAGCGCGAGCGACATGCCCCCCACCGAAAGCGCCCGCGCCCCAACCTCCGCACCCGGCGCGGGGACGGGCATTTGCAGGAGCGCCTCGCCGTGGGCGCGCGAGAGCGCCAGCGGCGCCCCGGCAAAGAAGCTGGCAATGGTCCGGCTCATGCGTCGTCTCCTTCGGGATCGCGGCCCGGCGCTTCGGCGCGGGTCATGTTGGGCGCGGGGTTGAGCGTGCCGCCCTCGGCCACCGGCGGCGCGCCGATCTTGGCGCGCGCCTCGTTGGGCCGCATGAACGGCCCGCCCACGGCACGGTTCAGCGCCTCGTATTGTTCCTTGACCGTCGGCTGCAGCAGCGCGCCGAAGTCGTGGCGCAGGAACAGCCCCGCCGCGCGCTCGGCCCGGGTCAGCAGCGCCACGTCGAGCTGTGCCTCCACCAGCGCCGACCAGTGCAGCAGGCAGTCGGTCAGGTAGTCGATGGCCTGCTGCTCGCCGTTGGCCTTCACACCGTATTCCAGCATCTGCAGCTTGCTCGGCGGCATCCGGTAGATCCCCGCCAGCATCTCGCGGTCGAACTTGCGGCTCGACAGGAGCTCCTGGTCGGCGGCCGAGATGTCGAGCGCCTTCACGTCCTCGTCGGGGTTGGTGACGATCCAGCCGTCGCCGCCCGGGTCCTGCATCGCATCCTTGATGCGGCGCGCGTTGCGCACCCGCTGTTCCTCGCCCTCGTAATTGTCGCCGAGCTTGATCACGCCCTTGGTGGTGCCGCCCGCGGCGTTGCGCGCCGCCGCCCGCTGGCCCGCGAGCGCGATGCCGACGCTCTCGGCCGCCACCTGGATCGGGCTGCGGCCGGTCCAGCCGTCCTCGGCCATGTAGCGCAGGTGCACCATCGCCCGCGCCGGCACCCGGCGCTGCACGCCTGCCCCGTCCTCGAACTGGTAGAAGCGCTCGAGCCCGTCGCGCAGCATCGAGACGCTGCCCTGGCGCACGATGTCGAGCCGCATCAGCTCGCCGCCGCCATCGCGAGGCCCGTAGATGTGGCCGTTCCCGCGCAGCGCATAGGCGTAGACCGCGGCGAAGCGCACGAGCTTGGCGGGTACGCCGGGGGCGGCCTCGCCGTTCAACAGTTCGCCGGCGGCATGCTCGCGCACCCGCACGTCCTGCCCGTCGCCCTGCCGCTGCCAGAGCTTCAGCGGCACCTTGGCGAGATCGCCCGCGATGTTGTTGCAGCAGGCAAAGACCGTGGCGTGATGCGCCGCGGTCTCGGGCGTCACCCGCGGCAGGCCCCGCACCGCACCCGGCGCCCCGAGCGATCCCCAGCCCACCGCCAGCAGGCCCTCGTCGCTCGCGGCCGCCTGCGCCGTCACCGGCGGCTCGATGCGCGGAGCTGTGCTGCCCGCGCGGCGAATGTCCAACCCGAAGAGCTTCATACCACCACCACGTCCCGCGCCTTGCGCTTCTCTTCGCCCACCTCGGCCCTGCCCACCGCCATGATCGCGGCCACTGCCGGGTCGATTCGGCCCGTGGCCTTCTTCTTGTTGGGCTTCACGTTCTCGGCCGCGTCCTGGTCGAGCACCACGTTGCCCACCGCCCAGGCGAGCAGCGGGTTGCCGCCGTGGCGCAGCCGGTTCTGGATCACCGCCCGCTCGAAGCGCTTGGTGGCGGGCGACATGCTGGCGTAGCCCTGCCCGAACTCGAGGAGCGGGAAGCGCAGCTTGTCGAGCTCGGAGGCCACGTGCTTCATGCCCCAGCGGTCATAGGCCACCTCCTGCAGATCGAACCGCTCGCGCAGCCACTTCATGCGCTCGATCACCTGGTCCTCGTCGATCACCCCGCCCCGGTGCACTTCGAGCCAGCCATCGTCGCGCCAGGCCACGTAGTCGCGGTTCTCCGACTGCGCCCGGGCCACGAAGCCCTTGGGCCCCTCGGCGATGAAGGCGTAGGCCAGCAGGTAGATGACCCCCTCGACCGGCACCGCCACCACGATCGACGTGAGGTCGGTGGTACGGCTGAGGTCGATCCCCACCCAGGCCTTGCGCCCGTAGAGGCTTGCCGGATCGAAGGGCGCGGTCGCCAGCCCCCGGTCCCAGATGTCGCGTCCGATCCAGCTCTGCGCGCCCTCGGTCCAGAGGTTGAGGTGCAGCCGCCGGAAGTTCGGCATCTTGCCCCGGATCGCCTGCGCCTCGTCGTGGATGCGCCGGAAGTCTCCTTCCGTGAAGGCCACCCCGAGGTTGGGGTTGGCCATCGCCCAGGTCAGCGGGTCCGAGGGGTCGGCATCCTCGGGCGGCTCGGCCACGAAGCCGAAGAAGGCGTCGTCGCGCACATCGCCGCGCAGCACCCGCTCGGCATAGGTGCGGATCTCGCCGCAGAGGCTGGCGCGGTCGGCGCCGGCGGTGGTGATCGCCCAGTCGATCGGCTGGGCGCGGGCGATCATCGAGTTGGTGACCACGTCGGCGAGTTCCCTGTCGGTCCAGCGGTGCACCTCGTCGCGGGCGGCGAAGTGCGGGTTGATGCCGTCGGCGCTGTTGCCGTCCCGGCTGAGCGCGGCGATGTATCCGTTGGTGCGCGGCGACTGGATCTGCGTCTTGAACACATCCAGCAGCGAGCTCAGTGCCGGCGAGCCGCGGATCATCCGCTTGATCTCGTTGAAGAGCAGCCCCGCCTGGTCCCGCGTCGTCGCGGCGCAATAGCCCTGAGGTGCGCCCTCCCCGTCGAAGAGCTGGGTGAAGAGCATCGGCACCGCGGTGTCGGTGGTCTTGCCGTTCTTCTTGGCCACCTGGTGGTAGGTCGAGCGGAACCGCCGCAGCCCGGTCTCGGCATGCTTCCAGCCAAACACGGACCCGTGCCGGAACACCTGCCAGGGCTGCAGCGCCAGCTCGGCGCCCGCCATCGGCCCCGTCGTGTGGCGCAGGACCTTGGCAAAGCGGATCACCATGTCGGCGGCGTCCGGATCGAAGACCAGGCCGCGATCCGCCCCGGTCTCGAGGTCCAGCAGGTGCCGCTCGCAGGCCATCCGCACCAGCGGCCCCGCCACGACCTCGCCCTCGATCACGTCGAGCGCATAGCGGCTGACGGGATGATCAATTGCCTCCACGGATCCCGCGCAGGAGCTCCTCGAAGAGATCCCCCTGTCCCCCGGTCGCCAGCCGCGCGTCGTCGACCGGCGACAGCCCGAAGAGCGCGCCCAGCTGGCGCATGTTGGCCAGCGCGTCCTGCCGCGCCTGCCAGTTCGCGGTCTTCTTCTGCTGGACCCCGTTGCGTGTCTTGACCGTGTAGGTGCGCCCCTCGAGCACGATGTTGCTGGTGAGCTCGATCACGTCCGAGGCCGACTCGCAGTAGGCCACGAACATGTGCTCGTAATGCGGCTTCAGCCGGTCCATGCGCACCAGCTCCGGCGCCAGCTCCTGCCAGACCTTCTTGGCGCCGTCGGACATCAGGTCGTGCGGCTCGGGCACCGGCTTCGGGGCATCGCCGCGCATGGGCACGACATTGTCGAGGGTCGGCTTGCGTCCCTTCATGACCAATCTCCTGTCCTGCTCAAGGTGGGCTTTTTTGCTCAATTCCGCCGGTGCGAAAAGAAAGGTTGGGGCGTCGGTTTGCGCCGTCCGGCCGGGATTTTTGACCTACCCCCGGTCCCCGTGCCAGACCTCGCGCGCCGTCTTCCGGCTGTGGCACCGGTGGCAGAGCGCCTGCCAGTTCGACCGGTCCCAGAACAGGCCTCGGTCGCCCTTGTGCGGCACCACGTGGTCGACATCCGTCGCGGGCTCGACCACGCCCAGCTCGCCGCAATCGACGCAGAGCGGATGCCGGTCGAGGAACCGCCGCGCCGCCACCTTCCAGCGCGGATCGGCATAGAGCGCCCGCGCAGCCGCCGCGTGCGGCGTGGCCTGCGCCGCCGCCTTCTGCGCCGCCCGCCTGCCATCCTGCTCCGCCTGATGAACCGCGCAGCGCGGCCTGCCCGGCAGCGAAACTTCCTCGCAGCCAGGGGCGGTGCAGAGCTTACGCATCGTGGTGCTCCCCTTGAGCTGACGCAGCGTGAGCGGGATCTGGCGCAACCGCCGGGAGATCGCCCGCGACCGCTTGCACGATCCCGAAAGAGTGACCAAATACCTGCCGCGCAAGCATTTTGCCTATTGCCGCCAGCCTGACAATGCAGTCAACCCGCCAGCGAAGCAGACCCACTGGAGGCTCACATGTCCGACGAATGGACCAACACTCAGATCCTCGAATGCAGCTCTGACGACGGTGAGATGCTCACCGTGTTCAGGCAGACCAACGGCACCAATCAACGCTACGTGCTCGGGAACGGCCAGACCGTCGAGTACAACACCGACGGCACCTTTACGGTCCCGGGCAGCGAGACCAACCTCAGCATCCTGAGTTTCTGAAACAAGACGCGCCCGGCAGGACTTTCCCTCCGGGCGCGTTCTGCCTTCAGATCACCAGCCGAGCCTTGTTCGGTCGCGGCTGACCGCTCCCAATCCGAACTTCCTCTGAAAGCGCGGAATCCGCCGTCCGGTTGACTCGGGCCGGGCCTCTGTGTCAGGCGCCGGGGTTTCATGATGCATCCCGGCGCACCAGCGCGGGGCCCAGCCGAAGGAAGGACCCATGGCTCTTACCCTCCGTCGCAACCGCGACCACGATCTCTCGACCTTTGCAGCGATGCTGCCGTCCGAGGAGATCCCCCTGATCAACCCCAATGCGAAAGTGCCCTTCGACGAGATGGAGTGGCATCGCAAGTGGCTCGGAGATCAGGACGACGTCTCCTTCTACCTTCAGGATCCCGCAGGCCGAGAGGTCGGATTTTTCGCCCTCCGCGTCGGGGTCGGACCTGAAGTGCGGCACCTGACCTATGTCTATCTGGTCGAGGAGGCCCGCGGCGGCGCTGCCGCAGAGGTGACGGAACACGTGGAGCAAGCCGCCCGCGATCTTGGCGCGTCGAGCCTGACCCTGAAGGTCGAGGTCGACAACGCTCCGGCCCTGAACGCCTACCTTTCTGCAGGCTACGAGGAATTGTCCCGCCGCCAGGGCATGGCGACCATGCGGCTCGACCTGGAAGAGCGCCTCGCTGCCTGAACGAGGCGCCATGATGCAGTCACACGAACCCGCGGCGCGCAGCCTGTCGCCCGGCGGGAGGGATCGCCCCCAAGCGACCGGCTGTTGCATTCCCGACGAGCGCACTCAACCTGAGGCTTAAAAAGTTGACTTGACTCAAAGTTGCGGCGAGAGACATCCTCTACATGCTCAGGTTTAATCTGCTAGCTTTAATGGGATTTTCAGGCGGGAGGAGGCCGACCTGCAGAGGTCACGGTTTCTCGCCAGACAAGGCTGAGGTGAAGATCATGTTTCTCCGAAAAAGACACGCGTGCACCGCGGCGGTCACTGCCCTGGCGATTTGCGTCGGCGCGGCGGTACAGGCGCAGGACGAAGCGGCGAACCCCAATATCCTCGTGATCTGGGGCGATGACGTCGGGATGTGGAACATCTCGGCCTATCACCGCGGCATGATGGCCGGTGAAACGCCGAACATCGACCGCATCGCCAATGACGGCATGCTGTTCATGGATCACTACGCGCAGGCCTCCTGCACGGCGGGCCGTGCGGCCTTCATCACCGGGCAGTATCCGCTGCGGGTGGGTCTCTCCACCGTCGGGCTGCCGGGGGCGCCGCAGGGCCTCTCCACCGAAGATCCGACGCTGGCGGAAATGCTGAAGGCGCAGGGCTATCGCACCGGCCAGTTCGGCAAGAACCACCTTGGCGACCGGGACGAGCATCTGCCGACCAACCACGGCTTCGACGAGTTCTTCGGCATCCTCTACCACCTCAACGCCGGCGAATACATCGAACAGGCGGACTATCCTGCCCAGGCCTTCGAAGACGCCGGACTTGCGCAGCGCGGCATGATCCACAGCTTCGCGACCGAGGACGGCGGGCAGGAGATCGAGGATCTCGGCCCCTTCGGCCAGGAGGTGCAGCGCAACCTCGATCAGGACGTGCTCGAACAGAGCAAGCGCTTCATCACCGAGGCGGTCGAGGCCGACGAGCCCTTCTTCGTCTGGCACAACACCACGCGGATGCACTATCGCACCAACCTCAACGAGCACTATGACGGCATCACCGGCCTCGGCAACGTCTACGCAGACGGGATGGTCGAGCTGGATGACGACGTCGGCGAACTGCTCAACCTGCTCGACGAGCTGGGCGTCGCCGACAGCACCATGGTGATGTTCTCGACCGACAACGGCGCCGCGTCGAACTCCTGGCCCGACGGCGGCAACCAGCCGTTCCGCGGCGAGAAGGGTGTCGGCGGCTACGAGGGCGGCTTCAAGGTGCCGATGATGGTCAAGTGGCCGGGCCTCATCCCCGAAGGGACGACGACCGGCGAGCTGATGACCATGGAGGACTGGATCCCCACCATCATGAGCCAGCTCGGCGAGCCGGATCTGAAGGAAAGCCTGCTGGAGGGCGCCGAGATCGGCGGCAAGACCTACAAGGTCCATCTCGATGGCTACGACCAGACGCCGATCCTGACGCAGAGCGGCCCCTCCAACCGGAAAGAGTTCTTCTTCTTCACCGAGACGACCTTCCATGGTCTGCGCTACGGCGAATGGAAGTTCCTCTTCACCAGCCAGGACCGCTGGTTCAACGGTCACCAGTACGAGATGACCTCGCCGCTGATCACCCGTCTCGATCTCGACCCGTTCGAACGCTTCCACGAAGCGCGCGGCTTCGACGAATGGCAGGAGAACCACTCCTGGGCGATCGGCCCGGCGCTCGGGCTGGTGAACACCTTCATCCAGTCCTTCGAAGAGTTCCCGCCGCGGATCGCCAGTTTCTCGACCTCGGTCGAGGACATGTCGCGCCAGATCATGGACGCGGCACCGCCGCCGCAGTGAGCCAACTCACTCTCACCTGATGGCGCACAACGCCTTGTTGCTCCCGGACCTCACGGTTCGGGAGCGATCATTTTCGGCCAGAGCGGCGGTCCGCATGGACCCGCACCAGAGCCACTCAGTCGTCTTTTCTTTGGATATATGTCCGCCTGGGCTGACGCCGGCCCGCCCTTGCCCGAAAATCCCAAGCCCTGAAACGAGACCGCGCCCGGCGGCATTTCTCCTCCGGGCGCGGTCTCTCTCGATGATGCCAACCTTGCGCTTTTCGCGGACTCCGTCAAGCCCTTCCGCGCCAGACCATCCTGCGGCCCTTCAGACCGTCCGAGAGACACAGCAGCGCCGACAGCAGGCCAGCTACGTCCCGGACCTCGCCATCATCGACCACGACGCGCAGAACCTCGCTGCGCGCGCGCTTGTCGGTATAGCCCAGCCAGCCCTCGACCCGCATCAGCGCCCGCGTCGCATCGCGCTGCCGCTCCTCGTCGCTGCGCTCGTCGACGGGCGGCGTCTCCGCGTCGGCCGACATCGCCTCGACCGGCACCAGAAGCCGCAGGCAGCGTGCGTGCCGTGTCGGCGCTCCGATGGCACGGTCATGTGCCACCTGCACCCGCCGCAGGTGCTGGATCGCATCCCAGAGCTGGGCGCGTTCCTCGTGATCCGTGACCGCCGCCGCCATGGCCCGCCCTGCCCGACACCCGAGCCACGGCGCCCGCGCCTCGCGCAGTCCCGCCGCCGTCTCTGGCAGACCCGCCAGCCGGCAGCGGACCTTCAGCGCCTGGACCGAGGCGTCGCGGTCCTCGACCGTCCGCCGCCGCTGCCCGTTCGGCTGGCGCCGCGTGACCGGCGCGAGGCCCGGCAGGTCGAGCCCGCCTGCCCCGTTCGCCTTCTTCGCCCGTCGCCGCGCGCCCTTGCTGTAGGTCTTCACCATCTGCTCACCCGTTCTTTCGTTATTGCTTCAGAAGCGCCATCGCCCGAGCCTCGAGCTGGGCGTGCCAGGCGAGCCACTTCCTGTCGTCGTCGCTGGCCACGCCGCGCCGTTGCCGGTCCGAGCGCACCCGTCTGTCGTGGTCGTGCTGCGCCGACTTCTCGCGCACCCGCCGCCAGTCGCCGTCGTTCAGCGGCGGCCTCTTGAACTGCGAGAGGAACTGGAACTCTGCGACCAGCGTCCCCTCCTCCAGCGCCTTCGGGCCCCGCGCCGAGCCGAACCAGGAACAGATTGTCGGGTGCTCCTCGATCGGGCGCGGCGCCACCGCCTCGGCCCGCGGCGTGATCGCCGCCATCCGCGGCCAGGCGCGCTTGTCCTTGCCTTCGCCGCAGAACCGCAGGAAGTCGCGCAGCTGCTCGAGCTGCGGCTCGCTCAGGTAGGCGAGCCCGTCCGCCAGGTCGTTCAGGAACTTCGCGTGCTTCTGCTCGGTCACATTGCCCGGCTTGCGGAACCCGTACTCGGTCAGCGGCTGGATCAGCACCCGGCGCACCCGGTCCCGGTTGGTCTCGACCCTCGTGTTCTGTGCCTCGGTCATCGCCCGCCCCTCATCTCAGCAGTTTCATGGCCGGCATTTATCCACAGCCCGCGCCATCGGATCGGAGCGCGACGCGTCTCTCCTGTCTTTTTCTTTGTCATTTCCTTCTCCTTTCCTCTCTTGCAGCCGACAGAATGTCGGCGGTTCTGTCCGCTTTCCGACCGGTTCTGTCCGACGAACAGAATTGGACAGAGTTGCGAAGCCGGTCAGGCGCGCCAGGCGGTGGTGCCGAGCGCGTCCATGCCGTCGATGATGCGTGTGAGGGTGCGATTGCCCGTCGGGTAGGTCTCGTCGAGCCAGCGGTGCAGGGTCACGATGTAGCGCAGGTTCTCAGACAGCCGCTCATCCGCGAGCTTGGCCACCGTCTCGCGCAGGCGCTTGATTGCCTGGCGCTCCTTGTCGGCCAGCGCCCGGTCCTCGCTCCGGTGGCGCGACTCCGTCGCCTCGAGCACGACCGCAGTGACCTTGTCATGCATGAGCCGCACCTCGCCCGAGCCGGGGATCCGGCAGCGGTACCAGCCGTAAAGCGGGTTGATGTCGCGGCAGGCATAGCCTTCCCAGGCATCGACCGACATCTGCGCGAGCCCGGCCAGCAGCGCCGGATCCGTCGGCAGCGTGCCCACCGGATCCTGGTAGCGCGACTTGCACCAGAGCACATGCGCCACTGCCTGCACTGCCCAATCGCCACGCTGCACCGTGCGGGTGAAGAAGTCGCTGTTGAGCCAGTCGTCGTAGTGGAAGAAGAAGTAGCTGTGGGACTTGAGCCGCGTCCCCGCTGGCAGTGGGTACTCGGGCAGATCCTCGACGCTGCTGATCATCCTCAGGTTCACGGACATGCAGCGCCCTTCCCTGTTTTGCCAGTGCGCGCGCCGAACTGACGAAGCGCCGAGAGGCCAGTTTCGAAATCCGCTGTCAGCGCTGCCAAGTCGCCACCGTCGAGCGATCCGTTGACCACGGTCAGCGCGTCGGAGCCGAAGCCGTCAATCCGAAGAGACCAACCGCGCGTTCCGCAGTCGAGCTCGACCAGCCGCAGCACCAAGTGCCCGAACGGCACCGTGACACTCCGACGGACGTTGGCAGGCTGTACGCTCATGGCCGGCTCCCCGGCAGAATGAGAAGAGACGCGCGAGGCGGCACGGCCTGAGAAGAGGAGAAGAGGCCACGGTGGGGCAGTGCCCCGCGCGCCAGGTGGGGAAGGAGTTGTTCCTCCGCCTGGAAGGTCCGGCAGACCCGGACACTTGAATTAGTTGCGGAATAGCGAGGGGCCATCAGGCCACCCGTCGCACATCAGCAGCGACCATTGTCGCGAGATGATCAAGGAAGCCGGGGCATTCCAGAATAGCGATCATCACCTTGTCGGCAGTGGGACGGCTGGTCGCGTTCCACCAGTTCCAAGCGGTACTGTTCCGCACCCCGAAGAACCCCGCAACATCCTCGGGCCGCCGGAACGCCATCTTTAGCCACGCCGACCAGACATCGGCCGCCATGAGCTGCATTCGGTAGCGGTCCAGATCTTTGGACCGGGACAGCCGCGCATCGCTCGTGGGAACCTCAATGCATGCTTCATTCGACACGACGAGCTTCAGGTGATTGGTCATGCTGCTTCCGCCCGCGGCGGATTGTCAGTCATGTATTCCCGCAGCCGATCAACGCGAGCCATCGTAGGGCTCGACCTTCCGGCTTTCCACGATGCCCACTCGCTCCAGCCGGCGCCGATCGCGTCGCGCAGAACCGCCTGCGGCTTGCGCCGAACAGAGGCCGCATAGGCCTCGACGTCATTTATCAACTGCTCCATGCGCCCCGTTATGGGAATACTTTCCGAGCACTTCAAGGATTTTTTTCCCGTCGCTTGTGGAACTGCTCTATGGGAGAACATACCCATGACAAGCGTTGACCCGTTCGTTCGGGGACTCATGGAAATTATCAGGCAGGAACAACTAAAGCCCGCTTCGCTCTCGAAGCAGGCTGGGCTGAGTGATTCCGCCATACGCAAGATGTTCGAGAAGCCGGCAACATCGCCCCGGATCTCCAGCGCGATCAATATTGCAAAGCAGCTTGACCGCACCGTCGAGGACATCATCGCTGTCGGAGAAGCCAGGGCCACCGCAGAACGTCCAACGGCTGCGATAACTGGGCGTGTGGTAGCTGGCGCCGAAGTCGAACTTTGGAGCGAGCTCGACGCCCCCATGGTCAAATGCCCGAGCGAACTCGCCTCTCCCAGTGTCGCTGCCATTGAAATCAACGGAACTGACATGGAGCCCGTGTACAGCGCGGGCGACCTGCTCTTCTACGCGCCGCGCCCCAACGCCTCCACGCTCAACGCCCCAATCCCCGACGATGCAATCGGCCAGCGCTGCTTGGTCCTTGACGAGGAGGACAGGGCTTGGGTCAGACAACTGAAGTCCGGCGACGAGCCCGGCCTCTTCCATCTTATTTCGCTCAATCCAGGCGCAAACACGATGTGGAACAGGCGCCTGAAGTGGGCGGCGCGCATCCGGCTTCACTGGCCAGCCGAACTTGCGAAAAAGCTTTAGGCCACTTGCGAAAAGCCAAGTTGGACGCGCGGTGTGGCGCCCTTGCTGGGCTGTACCCTCCGAGCTTACAATCCGCAGTCCGGGCTGATCCGGATTAAGCAATTGCGAAAAACAAACCTGCCAAGAGACAGCCTTAGCAATCCGCTTGATCTCGAACCGCCAGACGCGGACGTAACGCCGGTAGAACGAGCCGCCGACCTGAGCCGCCGCGAGCCTCAAGTGTGAAAACACAAGATCCTCCACACGATCACCCAGGTCGCACTGCTGAGCGGGCAAAACGCAACCAGAAACCACCGCCTCCCGGACAGCACCCGGCATAGGTTTGCAGGCCGCCAGGTGCCTAGCCAAGACATTTGCGAAAAATGAAACAGGAATGTTTTCCTATTTTGTATTGACGTTGGGAAAAGTTTCCCCCAACTTAGCATCCATCAACCGATGGAGGCACTCATGCCGAACAAGTACATTCTCCCCGAAGAGGCGGCTTTCCTGACCGACCCGGAGGCCGCCGCCGCTGACCGCATCACCCGCCAGGATTTCTGGTTGCTCGCAAAGCAGCGGCAGGGACACCCGATTACCCACGAAGCAGGCAACCGCCTGCATGACCTCGAGGCCCGCATTTCCGGGCGAACAACGCTGGTGCACGTCGCCACCGACGGCGACCCGGATCCGGAACCGCCCGCCCCGACAGCGACCGAGGTGGAAGCGGGGCGCCAGCGCGCCCTTCCCGCGATCCGCGCAGCGGTTGCTCGCAAACTGCACATCGGTGGCGGCGAGGCCGCTTAGGACCATCGCACCAGATGTTATCCGGCACCGATCGCATGCAGCGCTCCATCCGCCGGTCCGACATCTGAACTCCCAATGACAGCGCAAACCACCACTCACGGACCCGCGCTCGTCGTGCTGCCGGGCGACCCGATTAGGTCACGCCCGGCAGTCTGAATTCCTGACCGATTGGCAGATCGATCAACCCATGCAGGGCGAGGTGCCCGCATCCCCCTGCCGTAATCTGCGATGCCGGTGCAGGCGGCAGGGGGCAACAGACCACAAGGACCAGGTGATGCGTGATCATCCTCCCGTTGAAGAAAGCCAAGGCCGCGCCCCCTACCCAGTCACGAACGTCCGGCCGCAGCGGATCTGGCTCAGGGAGCCGGAGAGGGCGACGGGGCCACAGGCCGTCGTCCTGCTCGCGCTCGGCTTCTTGCTCATTGCGGCGAGCACCTGCGGCATTGGCTGGCTCGTCGCCGAAGTAACCAAGGCTGCCGGATGGGACGGGTGATACGTGGTCCTCGCACCCCCATTCGACGCCGGACCGAAACATGTAAGATGAGCTACCAAGATGGCGCTATATTTCAGCAAATCGAAAGAGCGGCAGTCAGCACAAGCCTGCAATCATCCCCCAAAAACAAATTGCCCCGGCACGTTGCTGAATCCGTGCCAGGGCAGATTGAGAAAGAAAGAAACTCTTCAATTGGTATTGGGCACCAACACGGAAAAACATCCGCAACAGGTGCTTACAGGCAAATCATTTTCACTCAAACACACGTCCACAATGGACACTTTGGGTTGTGCATGACCTTGCTTTTCGTGTCGAGTCCGCTCACCCTTCAGGTGCGCGGATTCCAAAACCAAACAATCTCGAGTAAAATTAGATTCTATCTTTTGGAATCTAGTTTTCCAAAATTCGAAACAACTGGAACGCGCGCGACACATCTCCCGGACAGCATGATCCAAGGCAGATTGTTTCGGAAGGGGAACCGATTCGGCATCATTGTTCACCTCGCCCGGTCGACCTCCGCAATTCGAGGATATCATCCCGAAGCCCCGTCGCAGCTCCTCGACCTGAACCGGTGCCCGGATGGCCTGTCGCGCTCCCTCCCACCGATACCCTCACAGACAGGAGATAGCTGATGCCCCCGGCGCGCCCCTACACCCCGCAGGAACTGGCCACGCGCTGGCAGTGCTCTGCCGAGACGATACGCCAAATGGTGAAACGCGGAGAGTTGCCCGGTTTTCGGGCCGGTCGCATGATCCGAATTCCATCAAAGGCAGTTGAGGACTACGAATGCCAGACATCAGTATTGGAAGATTGCGCGGCGGGTTCTGCGTCTATTGGCGAGATCCAGAGACCGGCAAGCGAGCCCGTCATCAGCTTGAGGCACGCACCAGAGCGGAAGCGGAAGCAGAAGGCCTGAGCGTCTTCCGGCGGATCGGCCTCGCGAACACACCGCGCAGCCGGACCGTATCGGACTTCTGGGAAGCCTACCGCGAAGACCTGGGCGACAAGCCGACGGCCACGACCATGGGCTACACCGGCAAGGCCGTCTTGGAGCACTTCGGGGCATATACGCCCGACCAGATCACCAAAGCCCTTTGCCAGGCCTACACCCGAAAGCGCCTCGCGGCCGGCAAGAGCCAAGGATCGGTCTGGACCGAGCTCGGCCACCTCGCCAGCGCCCTGAAATTCGCCGAGGGCATCCGGGCCATCGACCGCGCGCCTCGAATCTGGCGGCCCGCGAAACCGCAGAGCGACAAGCGCATCCTGAACCGCGGCGAGGCGCGCGCGTTGATTGATGGCGCGCATGACCCGCACATCAGGCTTGCCCTGATCCTGCTGCTCGGCACCGCCGCGCGCCTGGGCGCGGTGCTCGACCTGACATGGAACCGTGTCGACTTCGACGCCGGCACGATCAACCTGAGGCTCGAGGACAGCGCCACCCGCAAGGGCCGCGCCTTCCTGCCGATGAACAACACGACACGCCCTGCCCTTCAGGCCGCACGCGAGGCGGCGCTGACCGACCACGTGATCGAGTACGCCGGCCACCCCGTGAAAGGCATCCGTACAAGCTTCCTGAACGCTGTCGCGCGGTCGAAGATCGGCCACGTCCGGATCCACGATCTGCGCCACACCGCGGCGGTGACGATGCTGTCGGAAGGGGTGCCGCTCGAGAAGGTCAGCCAGGTACTCGGCCACTCCAACACGGCCGTGACGTTCTCGACCTATGCCCGCTACCTGCCGCAACACATGCAGGACGCGGTCGATGTTCTCGACTTTGCAAGCCTGAAACGGGGCGCATAG